CGGGCAAAGCCCCGAATCGTCATATATCTATCACAGATCAAATGTGACGAGACTACTTTGTAGTCATGATTACTGCACCACGTGCAGTAGTCCGGATAGTAATTTCTCTATCCCAGATGTCCTCATCATGAGGCATCCCATCAGTGAACTCATTGTAGTCCACATGAAGCATCGCTCCTGGGTCTTCAAGGAGCGGTGTGTCTTCGGGTATAACCTCGAAGGCCCTGCCAATCATGTACATGGCAGGATCCACACAGACAACCCTGTGTGGTATGGATGTATTCCATGCATCCAGCTTTCGTTTAATTAGTAACGAAAGTCGTTGGTCACGGGTAACTACCCCGACCTCCGTCTTATCTGCCCAATCGCGTGGTAACACGTGTAGCAAGTAAGAATCAGACTCCATGAATAGGTTGAGTCTGTTGACTACCCTGTTGGGTAGCGGCTTATCTTCCCTTATTAGGGAGATAAGATCTGGTAGGGATTCAGTGAGTAAATCACTATTATCCCTAAGCCAGTCCTCAAAGTATCCTTTGAGGCGTGTCTTCTCCGGTACGTAGGAAGACCAGTCGAACCCTAAATTCATAGGGTTTAACATTGGGATTTTGGTCTTGTCGACTACATAACCCCAATCATTCTGGAATTTGAATCCAGGATTTGACCACGTCTGCATAAACAGATCGTAGTCTAGGTGAGGATCGTCTGTCCTCCCCTCGCTGAACTTCTTCTCTATGGAGAAGATCGGCTCTACGGGATCTTGTCCCCGCAGAAGGGATTGGTAATACAACCCCTTCGCAATCTCAAAGAATACAGATTGCGGATCACTGAACATGTCTATTTTCAGTGAGTTGATCAGAGTCCTCTGGTTCTGATCACGTGGAGTCACTACCGCCTCTGGCGGTAAAAGTGCCTTCATACCCTCCAACTTTGGAAGGTAGAGGTGGTGCTTGTGAACCACCTTATCTGTTCGATTTGATCGAACAAACTTGTAGCCAAATCTGCCGTTTAGCAGGGCTGACAGCCGGTACTTAGTTTCCCGGGGGTTACGAGATTTATTTTCTATTACTCGTAACATGTGCTTACCATCCATTGGGTAGGCACCATCACCGCCAATTTCTAAGGGGGTGTAAGGACTTATACAGTCCGGTTCCTGTGGCACAAGTATGTGCTGCAGGAGAGCCGCTTGATCAAAGAATCGCTTGGCCCGTGGGTTGCTATTGGCAACCCACCTCGTCTCTTTACCTAAGAGACTGAACCTCCCTATGTTCGTCATAGAGTAGGCATCTACCTCACTAGGCTGAGGTAGTAACAACCTTATCCTTGGATAATCCAGGTAGAAAAGGTCGTGGCCCCTCCTCATTTGCACGTGAGGGGTATCGTGCACGGATTGTGGCACGAGGCTTCCTTCTTCACAGTAGAAAGCCATCCGAGACGACACAAATGTGTCTAACTCGGATACCTTGAATATCTCATTCAAGGTGGAGATATGCCTATGCAATTTCTCCGGATCGTTCTCAAGAGCGATCTCATCGTCGCCTACGAGAGTATATACTCTCAGGCCCGATTTCTCGCAACAGTATTGATGTGCGAGCGTGAGTATGACTTTTGTCATCATATCACCCATCATCCAGCCACGCTGCATGACAACCAACTGGTAACCCAGTTGTGACGGAACAAACGCAAAGCGTTTTCCGCAGTACTTGCTCTTCGCGAGCAGTGCTAGACCCAGAGGAAACTCTGGGTTCTCAGCCCTTTCAATTAGGCTGTGCCAGATTTGTCGTGCAACATCCTTGTTGCCGAAATCTGTAGCTTCCGACAAATCTGTCGAAAGTGCATAAACAGTATTATTGTTTATGAGCTCTCCCCACTCTGTATTTTGTGGGTTGAGTACATCTGTGAGGAATCTCCACAGATGCCGGTCGGCCTTAAGGCCTGACTTGATCTGCCGTGATGTTAAAGACGGCTGAAATATGTGAGCGAAAACTCCCATTAGCACCTGATATGCATACGGTGCTACGGTAATTGTCCGAGCCTTTGAAGGCTCGGCAACTCCGTGCAACCTAACACACGAAGTGTAGGTTGGGTGGTGCAATAATTGATATATTGCCCAATGGACCAGGTCCTTCGCGGACCTGACCGGACGCGGCGCCACCGGCGTCGCCTCTAGGGTACGGAAATCGTACTCTGCCCTAACCGACTTATGTCTGGCTAGGGTGCTTAGGAAGGCGGTCTTGCCTCCCATGCTCCTTGTGCTTTCTAAGCACGAGGTGGTTCCGACAGATACTTTGCCGGACTTACCGTCAACCCTTTTGCAGGGTTCGGTGATCTTGCCTAAAATGGCAGGATTAAGTTTCACAGCCTGACCCGGCTGTGTCACTGTAGCTATGAACTTTTCATAGCTAATGTCGATCATTTTCTGATCGGCCATACCTGTAGCTCTGGTTTGACACCAGAGCAGTACAAATCGCCCCAGATCACTGGGGTCCTCGATGGGAAATCCAGTGAGAGCCGTGCGAGCCGCACGGAGGTACGGGATCATAAATCCCGGACATTCCACGTGATCAAGATCACCGTGGAGGGCGAATGATTTTCTCATTCGCTTTTTCAGAGCCTTCCACTCGCTCTGAAACCGCGCGTAATTATGCGCGCAGTTCTCTAACACCCAGTTGGTTAGAGTATCCACTTCAGCCTCTAAGAGGCTGGTGTGGCGCTCACTGCATATAAGCAGTGGCAAGACAGCTGCATCAGCTGTCTGAAACCAGGCACGTACCTGGTTCAGGTGACCGGAGTCCAGTCGCCTACGCATCTTCCCACGAAGTGCGGCAGAAGCCTTGAAATAAAGGCTCCTAAGCAGTAAAGTCTGCTGATCACACGGAGCAAACTCCGATAGATAGGCTGGGGGTCCACGGACCCTCAGGCACCTGAGTTGATACTCAGGTGAAATGCGCCTTTCAAAGAAGTCGCATACACTACGGAATTCTCCGTAGTACTCATCCAGTCTCTGGATGAGCGTGCTGCTATGCAGCACTACGATGCGGGGCCCTGCCCTTCCAATTGTCGGGAGGGGCGGGCAC